ATGAAATTGAGTATATAGACTGTCTCTGTTTTACTAAAGAAAGGGCTGACACAATTAAAGGTCTGTTGGAGAAAAAGGCGGATGAGTAGAAGAAATAAGAAAAAAGTATTGCATTATATACCAAGTATAGAAAATGGAAGAAGGTATGTTGCCTTTTGTGATAATCCAAATCATGTCGGAATTAGTTTAAGAAATGATGTCTGCGAAGCAAGAAGGTGTATACATTATCATAAATTATTTATTCCAAAAAGGAGGTCAAGATGAATTTAAACAAACTCGCAAGGGAGATAACACTAAAAGAGAAGGGTAAAGAGATTAGTATCGCGCAGGTCAAAGAAGTAATGAAGATTTTATTTACTATCTTAGCGCACGTAAGACCAGTAGAAGTATTTAAAATATTGGAGAAATATGAGAATTAAAGTTTATTTAAGGATAGGAATTACGAATAGAGGTTATAGGATAGAGGCAACTACGAAACCAAATCATGCACCAATTTATTCAGCTTATCCAACTAAGAAAGCATTACCTACTGCATCTTTTGCACTCGTTCTAAATGTACCAGATGAAAAGTTTAGGGAAGCAGAAAGAGTAGTACAGGAAATCAATTTAGCAAATGAAGATGTTGAAGTGAATTGTGATGTAGATAGAGAGGTATTGGCATGATGTTCTCAAAAGATATGATAATTGGGAAATTAGTTAGTCAGGGCTTTATATTCATTTCAAACGGTAAGGATGGAATTCTATTAAAAAGAAAAAGTACTGGTAAGAAAATTTGTATTCTATTTACAGACAAACTTTGTGATAGGTGGATGAGTAAAGGTATTCATCCATTTAGGCCGGTAGTAAAAAATTGTGATGTCTATTTCGAAGACTTGTTAAATGGAGATATATTAAAGAACATATGAGAAATCCAAAATTAAGACCAATTAAAGAGGTAATAGAAAGATTAGAGAATTATGAACACAATTTAAAAACTGCAGATGGTAAATTTAAAGATGCAGAACATATTATACGAAGGGCTGTCTCAGAATTAAGATGGGTCTTAGGAGAATAAATGTCATTAGGAGATATAGCAGAACAGATAATGAGTGAGAAGAAAGTTATCAGTATAAAAGACTTTCTTTATTTTTTATTAGTGAAAACAGGATTCAAGTCTATGATTAAAGAAATAAAGGCTCAAAAAGTTTCTGGAGTTATTTATGTTCCTAAAAAGTATGTAGGTAAAAGAGTGATAGTTATTATACAGGAAAATGGTCATCTCTAAGAAACCTGAAAAAATAGGTTTAATCCAAATTGATGGTAAAATGCCAAACTTGGCTTTGATGAAATTGGCTAAGTGGCATAGAGATAAAGGAGATGATGTTAGGATAATTGATTTATCTTCTCTTGGAATTGATAAATGGTATGGATCTAAGATTTTTATGGGTGGTTCTGGATATGATATTAAACAAAAACTTCCTCCAGAAATTGAAGCACAAGTTCCAGATTACAAATTATTTAATATAGATTATTCACTTGGTTTTACTTCAAGAGGTTGTATAAGAGATTGTGATTTTTGTATTGTTAGAGAAAAAGAAGGAATACAAAGAGATGTTAATATGGATTGGATTAAGCATGAGAAAGTTATTTTATGGGATAATAACTTTTTAGCATCTCCAAAATGGAAAGAAAAATTGCAGTATTTTATTGATAACGATCTAAAAGTTTCTTTTAATCAAGGGTTAGATATTAGATTAATTGATGATGAAAAAGCAGAAATGCTTTCAAGAGTTTTATATTATGATAGATTATTTCAAAGAAGAGTAATTTATTTTGCTTTTGATGATATTTCTATGAAAGATATTTTTATAGAAAAGATAAAAGTTTTAACTAAATATATTAAGCCATATAGGATTATGGTTTATTTCCTTGTGGGATTTAATTCTTCCTTTGAGGAGGATATGGAAAGGTTTGAAATAATGACGAAATTGGGTATTGATCCTTTTGCTATGCCTTATGGAAATTGTAAGAAAAATAAAAAGATGTTAGATTTCTGTAGATGGGTAAATAAGAGATTTTATAAATCCTGCATTTTTGAAGATTATAAGGGAAGAAAATGAGAACCAAACAAGAAATTCTGCAAAACGAAGATGCACACGCCTTTAGTATTAAGTGTAGTCTTAACTTTGCATTCTTTTGTGAAAGAGTACTTGGATATACCATGAAGCCGTTTCATATAGAATGGTGTGAAATGTTAAGAAACAATCCCAGAGTCGCAATCCTTGCCCCTACTGGATTTGGAAAGACTTGGATTTTTGGAATAGGCTATCCGCTTTGGCAGGCGATCTATAAGCCAGGATCAAAGAGTATCATTGTATCTAAGGTAGTAAAAGGTCAGTCTGCTACTATTGTTGAGGAAATTAAGTTTAGAATAGAAGATAATGAATTTCTAAAAGAACATTTAAGACCAGACGATTCAGCAGTTAATAAAACATGGACTAAAGAAAGAATCGTTTGTCCGAATAATTCTCAAATCTTTAACTCTCCTTACTCAGTAAGTATCAGAGGAGCACATGTTGCTTATATTTTCGGAGATGAAATCGCTACCTTCGCTGATAAAAGTGATCATTATATAATCTGGTTTAGAGATGTAGTTTCAAGAGTAGCAGACTCTAAATACGGAAGAATTGCTGCAGTATCTACACCTGTCGAACCTGGAGATTTATCAGTCGTTTTAGTTAATAATCCAAGATATGTTTCAAAATCTTATCCAGCGATTGTAGATAAGAATGGAAAAAGGTTTGAAGGAGATTATACAAAAGGTATTTCTATTTGGCCAGAAAGATTTCCAATAAGTAAGTTGATGGAGATTAGACAGGAACAAGGAGATGCTAATTTTGAAAGAAATTATATGTGTAATGCTGAAGCTGATGTAGCAGGTTCTATCTTTAAATTAAAAACACTTTATGGATTACTTGACTACACAAAAACATTCACTTCCGAACTAACCGATTCAGAAGGGTATACATTTATAGGCGCAGACTTCGCTATGTCAGATGGGCCATTTGCAGACTTCGATGCTTATGTAGTCGTAGAAAAATTAACAAATGGTAAAATAATTGTTAAGCATATAGAAACTTGGAAAGGGCAATCTATGGAAGCAAAAATGGAAAGATTACTTCATTTAGCAAATACATACAAACCATATCAATTTCTATGCGACAAGTCTAATGTAGGTCAGGATATTGTCTTAAAATTAATTCAAGCAGGATGGGCTGCAGAAGCTGAATCCTTTGGTCCCGCAGCAAGAGGAAATATGTTAGGAACTCTAAAAGGAGTAATTGAAAATAATATGTTAGTCATACCTTACTCAAAAGAACAGCCAGAAGAGCAATTTATAGTAAACGATTTATTTGATCAACTAATTGGGTTCCGGGAAGATAAAACAGAAAAGACAAGAGTCACTACGATAGTTAGTAGATCTACTCACGACGATATTTCAATGGCATTAGCTTTAGCAGTAAAAGGTGCAGCTGGTCAAGACCTTGGTGGTGGGGAAGATCTCGTAGCAATCTATGATAAACATATTGAGGAGGAGAAAGATTTAAATAATTCTAAATCTTCTGATTTACATGGTCTCTAAGGAAATTCCAGAAAAGAAAGAAGAGGTTAAACAGGAGTTAGTTAAGCAAAAAGGTGCAAAAAGTGCACTTAAAACTAAGTTTCTTAGTCTTAGGAACAGAATGAGAAGTAAAGTGAATAGAATAGATCAAAGCGTAAATAAGTTTACATACAATTTAAAAGAGAATCATAAAGAGTTAGCGTTCTATGGAATCGTCTACGGCGCATTAATTAATTATATGTTGTTTGTTATATTTCACATACCATTTTATTGGTATGGGTTCCCAGCGTATGGAATAGCTTTATACTTAATTAAATCAGAGTTCATGGAAATATGGACAGACATTTGGTTTAGGAGTGATAGATGATACGCACGTTAGCAGATAAGTATGGAATCGGAACAGCACATAATTTAGTTAGTGGAGTTTCTGAAGGAAGAAGAAAGACATCTATTTCTACCAGAACTTCAAAAATATCTACTGGACAAATAACCAGAGTTATTAGAGAAGAATTAGAAAATGCTTATTTTGCAGATCCAATTGAATTCGGTGGAATAAATAAAAATGTTCAAATGATTATGTCTGCTGGCTATACTTGGAAAGTAAATGATGCAGACAAAAAGGATTTTATGGACTTTCTTGATAATCTTGGTAAGATTGGAGAAGATTATACTGTTGATGAGTTATTAGAATATAGTTTTTGGAGTCCAATGATTTTTGGTATGGGCTATATTGAAAATGTATTTAATGAAAAGGATGATAGAATTGTTGATTTAACAAGAGTAGATTCTAAAACTATGGACTATGCAAGAACTACTGAAGGCAATATTGTTTTAGATGAAAGTTCTAAACCGATTGGATATGTTCAAAAGACTTCGATTACTATGACTCAAAAAGAAGGAGGCGATGAAGTTCCAGAAGCGTATAAAAATAGTGTTGATTTAAGTGATGGCGGAAGATTTCTTTTAGCAAAAAGAATTGCATTGTTTAAATTATTTCCAGCATCAAACGGATTTGATGCCTTTGGATTAGTTGAACCCGCTTACAAATCCATTTTAAGAAAATTAAATATCGAAGAAGCGCAAACAAATTCTATTTATGCAAGAGGAACTTATCCGCTTGTTGACTATGTTGGTTCTGATAAAATACCCGCAACACCTCAAAGACTTGAACAAGCACTAAAAATATTAAGCAAGTTTAAACATGATAGATATTTTGCATTACCTTATTATCACAAAATAGAACCTATTGAAGTAAGACAGTCTGATATCGTAGATCAAACAATAAAAGGAATGCGAGAAAATCAAAGCGCTTCCTTAGGACTACCGCTCGCCTTCGCAACCGGCGCTGGTGAATCTACAAACCGTGCAACGTTAAATAATCAACAAGCAATGACGCAGTTTACATTACAAGATATAGTTAAAAAAACAATTGCTAATTGGGAAAAATTTATATTAAAACCAATAGCAAAACAAAGAGGTTATAAAGAAGTACCTAAGCTAATTTGGAATACTATAGGCACTGAAGATTGGGATGAGAAATCTAAACGATTACAAGACTGGGTACAACTTGGAGTATTAAGTGCTATGGATGTTAGGTCTACAATTATTAAAATGGAATCTTTACCAATTGATGAAGATAGTGAAGCTCCAGAAAAGGAAGAATTAGAACCAAAGGAGGTGGAAGATGGAAAAGAAAGAAAAAGATTTGGAAAGCGAGACACTACCGACGACGAAGTTCCCGCAAAGTCCTGATTATATTTATCCTAAAGACTTTGATCCAAACGCAAACATAGAAGACTTAGATGATGATTTACTTTGGAGGTATCACGACTTAACTCATATCTTTTGGAATAAGTATGAAAGAGGCACACCACTCCCTACTGATTTTAATAGTTTAATTTTTATGCATTATCGAATTGTTCAAGAAATTGACAAAAGAGGATGGGTTCATATGATTCCAATTAATAACTTAGATATCATTCCGGTGTCACCAGCAAGGATGGTAAAATATGCAGCAAATTTAAAGAAAGTCGACGATAAACTTACCAAACAAGACTCAAAAGAAGAAGCCTCTCTCTCATTTTCACCACCAATTATTGTCCCCAAAGAAGAGAATGAAGAGAATGAAGAGAAACCTGAAACTATAGAGAAATAGAAATATTTATAAAGTTTATAGTTTTATAATATCTATGGTAGCAGGAACACCAAGCCAAAACTTGAACATAGATTTACCAACAATCATAAAAGATGTTGTGTTAATGAGCCCTGGTACTTGGAATGAGGCTGAATATTCTGCACATGAAATTCAAAAAGCTTTTCAAACTACTGACTGGAATGATCCAACTGTAACATCATTATTTCTTGACCATCCAGAAAATAGCAACAATGCGGCAGGAGCTTGGGCAGGCAGAGTTTTAAATCAAAGAATGACTGACAATGAAGTTATTGGTGATCTTGAACTTTGGGATACTAATACTATTATTAAATTGACAATGGCCAAAGCAAAGTTTGGAGTATCTCCACGTGTTATAGGCAATGACGCTTCGGATGGTGCTTTCAAAAATTTCGTGTTCGATAATTTTTCGATTGTTTCTAAACCGGCGATTGACAGAGCCTATATTGAATTAGCTAAAAAACAATACAACTCAAAATCTCAAGCATTATATTCTAAAGAAACGAAAGCCTTAGATCTAAACGAATCAAATTTAACAGATATGAAAGGAGGTAAAGAAAATATGAGCGATGAAGTAAAAGAGGAAAAGAAAGAAGATAAAGTTGAACCTCAACCTTCTAAGTCTCAGGAATCTGAAGCGCCTGCTGAAGCTAAAGCTGAAGAGCCTGCAGAAGCACCAGTGGAAGAAGCACCAAAGGACCTCAATTTCGAGGACCTCTCGGCTGACGAGTTAAAAGCATTAATTGCTAAAGCTACAAAAGCCTTGGATGCAAAGGCAGCTACAGTTAAGGAAATGAGCGCTGCAGTTAGTTCTATTATTTCTAAAGAGATGGAAGATCTCAAGAAAACAGTTAAAGAATTGAAAGCACAGCTCGATAAGCCTGCTCCAAAAACAACACCTACAACAGGCACAAGTAATAAGGCACCAATTAGTGCACAATTACTTCCACCTACGCATACTGAAGGAGTACAAGAACTGGCAGCAATGATTACTAAAGAATTTGGTTAAAATGAAAGAATCAATACAAGAATTAGCAGCAACTGAGACATTAGATATTAGAGGAACATCTGGTACATTTTATACAGGTCAACCTGTCAAATTCCTTACAGAAGTAATGGACGCTGCAAAGAAGCAATTTTTCTTTGCTAACTTTGTAAACGTTGAAGTATTACCTACTGGAACAAGACAGATTAGTATTCCGAAGAGAACTATGTATGATGGAGATTCTGGAACTACTTGGAACACAACAGGTAGTGACTCTGGGGGAAGCGGAGCTGGTGTCGGTCCATATGCTAACACAATAGCAGATATTTCTTGGACAAGCCAGGATAATCATGCTGGTGTAGTTATAGAACCTATACCACATTTATCTGGACAGGCAATTAGAAGGTATGATATTCGATCAAATGCACTTAATTTAGTTAAGTGGGCTAAAGATGAACTTGCTAATGCAATTGGAGACAGAATTGACATTACACTTGCTAAACTATTTGGAACTGGAGATGGATTGACTTATGCTGAAACAGGCGTACGTGGAGCTATTGTTTTGTATGGTGGAGACGCGACTGGTACTGATTCATTAGCAGTAGGAGACGTTTTGACTACAGATTTAGTTGCGAGCGCAGCAAGATATCTAAAAGGCAAGCAAAACTACACAAGAGATGCAACAGACGGAAAATCTGGAACATGGGCTTACGATGCAACAATCGAAAAGAATCCATGGCAAAATACACCCGACGATCCGTATGTATTGTTTATTGGAGTAGCACAAGAGGAAGCACTTAGAAAGGACTCTCAGTTCGTTAACGCAGCTGAATATGGTTCAGATACTGTTGTTCAAAATGGTGAGATTGGACAATATTTAGGTATTAGGATTGTAGTTACAGTAAATGTTGAAACAACAGCAGCAGGTGATACATCACCAGACGATACTACAGCAGCAGTTCAGACGACGAGATGTATTCTTGCTAAGATGAAGAAAGCAGCTACATTAGTTTGGGGACAGCAACCATCTATTGAAGTGTTCGAATACAAATCACAAGACCAGATAAGAATCGGTATGTATAGCGCATATGCTATGGATATAGTTCATAGCGATGCAGTTGTAACAATTGACGTCTCAGACGCGTAAAATTATTTATTTTATTTTTACAAAAAATGGAGCTAACCTTCGGTAGAGAGGGTGGTTTTAGCCAGACCTTAATCTGGGCTCCATTCGGCTATAATTCTACCAGGAAACAAAGTGAAGAACCAAATAGAAAAAAACAGAAAAGACTTAGTTTATACTATATTTAATAGATGTAAGGAGGTAAATAAATAAAATGGGAAATTTTGGATGGCATAGCGGAGTAGTGAAATGTAAAGATGCAAGAGTAAGTGGAGATCTTTATGTTCAAGATGATATAGTATTTTCAGACGTAAGTGCTGGAACTTTAGGAGTTACTGGTGGAATTGACATGCAAAGTACAACAAGTGCAATTGGTATTGA